AAATTTGACAAGTTCTTTAAGTATAATTTATTCGAATATGTTATAATATGTGATAAATAAAGTTGATTCCATTTTCAAATATATTATATTCGGCGTTATATATAGAGTTTCACGAAGTATTGAAACATGGTGAAACGTGCAGTACTGATTGGCATTGACTACGTTAAGGATAAAAACCTACGGCTCGCTGGTTGCATTAATGATGCCATTGCTATGCGTAACTTTTTAATAGATGCGTATGGTTACAAGAAGGAAAATATTTCCATGTTGAGAGATGATGAAGTAGATGGATATATAACACCCACCCGTAATAATATAATTGTGGAAATTTATAACGCAATACGTTTTTCACAACCAGAAGACGAGTTATGGATACATTATTCTGGTCACGGAACATATGATTACGACACAAATAACGACGAGCTTGATGGCCGAGACGAGCTTATTGTTCCTGTTGATTACTCCACAGCTGGATGTATAATTGACGATGAACTTAAAAAAATATTAAACTTCTCAAAATGCATGGTTTGTATTACGCAGGACTCTTGTCACAGTGGAACTGGATGGGACCTGCCATATCGATTTACACGAGATGCAATCTCCAATCTGGTGGTGAATCATGAGAGTTCAATACTAACAAACAAAAACATATATATGTTTTCTGGTGCACGAGATAACCAGTATGCAGCAGATTCGTATAGCGTCGATACCGCTCGTAATATAGGAGCGTTTACAGACACATTTATTGATTGTTTACGTAATCGCCAACACACTGTAGCATTTGTCGATTTAATTGACGATATAAATAATGAACTTCGAAAAAGTGGATTTGAACAGAGAAGTGAGTTTACGTCAAGTAATATTAATCCCCAAAATGTAGTCATCACAAAAAACGGAATTATTGAACCAAGTATCGAGTCAGATAG